CAATCCTTTAAAAGTACCCGTTCCTACCAGTGTTGAAAAAATTATAGCCCTTACTGAAAAACAAGGCAAAATTATGAAAGACATTGGAGAAGATATGAGGTTGGCTGGTCTTATAGATGATGATGTTTTTAAAACAAACATAAATAATTATATTAAAAGAAACTACGAGAAAGTTCTTAATGAAAAAGGTGCTGCTAAAGCTAACAGTTGGGTTAAAAACTTAGGGAAGATTAGGGGTGAATCTACTTTTGCAAGAGGAAGCAAATATATATTAGATAAATCAGATACATTCACGGCTGCTCAATTAAAAAAAATATTACCTAAATTAAGAGCAGAAAGAAAATATGATTACAGAATTAATAAACTATACGGTCAAAAGAAAGATGGATATGGAAGGCTTGTCAATAGAATTACTGATGAAGCTGACCCACAATACAACAAAGCATTAAATGCAGATGAACAAGCATCTAATTACGGAGTCATTATTAGAAAAGCTAAAGACTCAGAAGGAAATGAAACAGGCAAATATGAAATAATTACTCAGTTATCTAAAAAAGAAAGACTTGAGCTTGGCGAGTTAGACGATGCTGCATTGCAGTTAGCTAAAACAGCACAAGAGTTAAGAAGCACAGTTGGTATTGGAAAATTTTATGCACAGTTAAACGATATTGGTATTAATGAGGGCTGGGTTTTAAACAAAGCTACATTATTATCTAAACAACTAGCATCCAAAGGAATTACAAAATCACAAAATGTAGGAATAGATGGTAAGCCTATATACAGCAACGCTAAGACCAGTGAAATTGAAACACAAATGTTAAAGCTAAGGTATGGCGATGAATCATTACCTCCTCCTGGTTCTTATGCTCCTAATCAAGGGCAGGTATTACCTGAGTTTCCTTTTGGTGGGCAAGTACAATATCAAAAATTAAAAAAACAATTAGCTAAAGAACAAGCTAAAGCTGCTAAAGAAGCTAGAGAACTTGAAAGATTATCTGACTCACAATTTAATATTAAAAGTGCTACCCCTGACAATCCTATAAAACTAGAAGTAAGAGATGCTAATGGGGATGTGGTTGGTACAGAAAAATATGTTTACATACCTAATGCGAAACAAACAGATTATGACGGCAACAAAGCAGTAATAAAGTTTGGTGAAAAACAAGACAAAGAAGTACCTATGTACGGCAAGTTAGCTGGTAAATTAGTTAAGCTAGACCAATACAAAGACATGATGCTCTTAAAAAGAATGAGAGATGATGATGGCAATAAATATCTTGGAGAAACTTATTTCAAAATAAACAGTATTTGGAAAAAAACTAAAACTGTTTACAACCCAGCAGTACATATTAATAATTATGTATCTAATTTTACTTTGTACTATGGAGCAGGAGGTGCTTGGAAACAATTAAAAAAAGTACACAACGATGGCACAGCAGGACAAATAATGGCGTTTGAAAAAGGAACGCTTAAGTGGGAAAACCTAGACCCTGACTTACAAGCCATGTATAAAGACGGAGTTTTTGGCAGAGATTATTTAAGTGCCGAGATAAGAAACTCTATCGACATAGGAAAGATAGGTAAAACTTTTGATGTAACAGATGCAGAAAAATCAAATGACTTTTTAACTTCAGCGTTTAAAACCGTAAAAAATACAATAGAAGATAGTACATTTTTAAAAAAAGCAAAAAATAAAGCTGTAGAAGCTGATGAATTTACATCAGGTTTGTATCAATTAGAGGATAGATTATTTAGAGTAGCTTTATACAGAAGCAGATTAAATGAATTAAATCCTAAAACCAATATGAAGTGGACAAGAGAAGACGCAGCAGGAGAAGCTGTAAAATGGTTTGTTGATTATAATATTAAATCAAAATTTATAAACAATTTAAGAGGAACAGCCGTTCCATTTTTATCTTATTCGTACAGGATTATGCCTTTAATGGCAGAGGTTGCAGTTAAACATCCTGAAAAAGTTGCAGTTATAGCAGCCCTAGGTTATGCAGCTAATGACATAGGCAGAGCAGCGACAGGAACTACCAAGTATGAACAAGAACAAGAAAGAAAATTTATGCAAGAGTATAATAAAACAAACATGTTTGGTTTTGCAGCTATGCCTGAAGCTAATATAAAAGTTAGTGGCACAGGCAATCAATCTAAATATATAAACATAGGGAGAATGTTGCCAGGTGGAGATGTATTTAATGTAGGAGGAACAACCCCTAACGCAATACCTTTCTTGCCAACAGCAGCTCAACCTGGTGGACCTGGCATATCTACAATACAAAACATATTTGGGATTGACCCATTTATGGGTAACAAAAGAGATGCTCAAGAGTTTGGAATGAACGCTGCTGAAATAGGATTAAGTAGAGCAACAGACATTGCCAAGGATTTTATACCTAATATTCCTGGTGTGCCTGGTAGTTTTTCATCTAAAAAAATAATGAGAGCATACGAAAGAGATTACGGAGACAAACCTAAGTACAATACATTGGATGACCCACTAACTACTGGTCAAGCAATAGCTAGTTCGTTTGGTTTTAAATTTAATACGGCAGATGTAAGCAGGTTAAGAAGGTTTGGTTCAGCAGAAGCTAAACGATTAAAGTCTGAGTTTGACCAAGCAAGAAAAAAAATTAACACCTCAAGAATGAAAGGCGAGATTACTGTAGAAGAATATAGAGAAGCAATAGACGACTTGAAACAAAGTTATGTAGAACAGTTTGACGCAATAAAGGAGAGAGAATAATGATACCTATGGAATTATTAAGCATGTTAGCTTCCACCGTATTAGGTGGTGTTATGTCTATCATGGCACAGAAAGGACAGGCTGAAGCTGAAAGAGAAAAAATGTTAATGGCTAGAGCAAACTTTGCAGCCAAACAAACCGATAAAGCTAGAGTAGTCTCTGACCCTCACACTAAGCACACAAGGAGATGGATAGCTTTGATGTGTGTATTTAGTATTATTGTAGTACCAATCGTTGCTCCAATCTTTACTGATGTTAATGTGGCATACCAAATTGTAACCGAAGCAGATAGTGGTTGGTGGATATTTGGTTCAACTTATGAGACTTCATACTTCCAAGAAGGCAATACAATCTTTATAACTAACTTACAATCACACACAATCTTCTCAATTATAGGGCTATACTTTGGTGGCTCACTAACAAGGAAATAATTATGGCAATCGAAAGAGCAGGTGAAAAATTTTCAGGGTACAACAAACCTAAGAGGTCAAGGAAAGGTGGCAAGAAGTTTGCTGTCCTAGCTAAAGAAGGTAGCACTATCAAACTAATAAGGTTTGGCGATGCCAACATGACTATTAAAAAGAACATACCTTCAAGACGAAAATCTTTTAGAGCAAGACACAAGTGCGATACTGCTAAATCTAAATTAACAGCGAGATACTGGTCATGCAAAAAATGGTAAAAGAATGTACGGTTATTCTCTTGCTTACTATTTTAGTTCTCGGAATAGCTGACGCATTAGGCGATGTAACCTCATCAGGTGCAACAACCAACACACAGTCTAACAATGCAGGTTCTAACACAGCAATCACTGGTGGGTACGAATCCAGCACAACATATCAATCAGGCTCATCTAGCAACACAACCACTACGAACAGTACCAACAACAATACCAATACTAAAACAGCCGTAAACAGCTCCTCAGCCCCTGCTATGAGTGTATATGGGCAGGACTCCTGTGTTATACCATTAGCAGCAGGAATCACAGTCATCGGATTCAGTGGTACATACGGTAGTTATTACACTGACCCTAACTGTGAAAGGAGAAAGTCTGTATCAGTCTTAGCTAAACTAGGTATGAAAGTCGCAGCAATATCACTGATGTGCCAAGATGAAAATGTATGGAAAGCAATGATGGATGCTGGTACGCCATGCCCTATTGATGGATTGATAGGAGAAAAAGCTAAAGCTAGATGGATGGAGAAACGTAAACAAGAATTAACAGGAGCTACTCAAACTAAACCGAGTATGACTTGGAATGATTAGAGCAATACTACTATCTTTAATAATAACTGGTTGTGCTACACACTCAGTTACTTTAGGACCAATGACAGTTTATGGGAGCAATGAGCAAGAAATATACTTGCCTGAAAGACAATGAAATATTTAATACCTTTATTATTTCCGTTAATGGTTTTAGCAGACAGTCAAACGACTGGGAATTTAATTATAAATGGTACGTTTGAAAACAATAACAGCAATAACTGGACTACATCAGGAGATGTTCAGGTACTAGGCGACTGTTGTGGTAGTAATTACGACCTAGAGTTTGGAGATAGTGGCAGTATCGAACAATCATTTGCCCTCATATCAGATGATATAACACAGCCAATGCTTAACAACGGCATAACTTTGAACTCTAGTGTCCTAGTACAGAATGGAGAATGTGGTGTCTCAGGTTGTTGGGGTGGAACAGGTGGTGCTGATACCTTTACAATAAGACTACAGATAAGAGATTCAGATAACAACATCTTGTCTGTTACAACACAGGAGAGAACCAATGTTACAGGAATTAATGGCAAAGATTTTACAGATAGTGTCTCGTATACAGGTACTGGTAGCAACATTGGAAATCTTTTTATTAGTGGGTCTGACGCTAATAGTCCTGCTAATCTTGGTGGTCCTAATATAGATAATGTTTCAGTAACAATGACATACGATGATACAGTATTGTCAGCTACACAGACCTTACATATTACCACTACCTTTCAAGAGATAGAGGAAGTATTGTTTAATGAAATAGAAACGGTAGAGTTTATACCAATAGAAGAGTTTGTTTTTGAAGTGTACGAAGAACCAGTTATCCAAGTCTTTGAAGAGATATACATTGAAGAGATAGCTAAAGAAGAAATTAATATAGGAACAATTAACGTGTTCAAAGAAATACCTATGGAGGTAGCATATGAAGAACCCAAGACCATCGAAACATTCTCAACAGAAATCCAAGGCTTTGAAGAAAGAATTGAAACAACAGAAAGTTTCAACAACACGCCAACAAGCGAAGTCATACAAGAGTTCTTTGCAGAAGAACAAACCCCAAACTCTAGCAGAATCTCTCAGCGAGAAACTCCACTTGAAGAAGTTGGAGGAGGAGCTGAAGAAAGAACAAGCATTGAAGAAACAGCAGGAACAGGAAATGAATCTGCACCAAAAGAAAATGAAGAAAGAATTACTACAGAGTCTACAGGAGAAAGCACAGTCGCAGAGTCTACACCTGAAGCTGTGGAACAGACTGAGAGCAATACTCCTGAACCTGAAGCAGAAACTACAGTCGCTTCTGAAGAAGTAAATGAAGCTGTCGGAGAAGGAGAAGCAACAGATAGTGAATCAGGAAATGGAGGAACTGAGACAGTTGCTTCAAGAGAAGATGCCCTCGAAAGCCGAGATAATGAGGTGGAAGAAAGCAGGGATAGTGGAAACACTACAGTCAATACTGAAACTATTTCAATAGAAGCTATAGAAAAGAAAGTCAACGAAACTATTAAGCGAGTAGACCAAAGGTTAATTGCTACTTCATTGATAGTAGCTAAAGCAATGCAAAGCCCAGTGTCTCTTGACAGTTATAGTAAAACCAACAATAATATATTTAACAATCAATTAAATATTGATGGAGGTAGTTATGATGACCAAAGAGAATATGTTGATTTGCGAGATATATATGTTGAGAATCAAAGTGTTTACAACGACTCTATGGCACAACGTCAAACAAACATTCAGAAAAGTATTGATGAAGTTATAAGAACACAAGAACATTTAAAACAAATAAGAGGATATTAATATGGGAGTTAAAGAATGGCTTGGGATAGGCTCACTCATAATTACATTACTTGGGTTTGCTATATTCCAGGGCAAGTTAATAGAGAGAGTACAGGTACTAGAATCTAAACAATCAGTAGATATTAAACCGTTGACAGCAGACATTGCCATTAACAAAGCTGAGATAGCAGTATTAAATGCTAAAGTTAATGAGATGAAAGCAAGGTCAGACAACCCATTAGGACAATAAGATGAGAGTAGCAGACGAAAAAAAAGAAAAGATGTTTGTTGAATACATGACCAGTGGAGACACAGTGTCTAACGCAACAGCATCAGCAAAGAAAGCAGGGTATACAAAGAACCCAAGTCAGCATGGCTATTGGCTAAAGAAAAAGTATGATAAAGAAATAAGAAGTATCAATGAATTAAAGATTACTTCTACCTCTAGTTTAGCAATCAATGTGTTAAAAGATTTGTTGGTCAACTCAGAACAAGACTCGGTCAAACTTAACACTGCAAAACTATTGCTTGAGCTAGGGAATTACTCACAACAAAACATTAACCTAAGCGTTGATGATGTAAGTTCTAAGACAGATGAAGAACTAGTCAAAGAGTTAAGAACTCTAATGACTAAGATGCCAAGCATTGCACCTGACTTAGCCGAAGGTATACCTGCTATACCTGTAGAAGAAGAAGACGAGGAAGTTAAAGTTAAACATTAAGTTTTTCTAACGCTGAATCTTCAAGGTCTCTAAGTTTTAACATAATTTTATCATAACCATTCTTAATGGTTTTAAATGTAGGCATATCTAAATCCATCATTATCATTCTTGAATCATCATCAAAGATAAACATACCGTCTTTGCAATGGTTACATTTTTCTATCGTATTATTAAATACATTCTGCCCCACCCCATTACAAAACGGACACGCCTGTAATAAAGATTCAACAAGACAGCAATCAATAATAGTTCTGATTATATTGTCTCCCCTCTTTAACTCTACGCCTTTAAAAATATCCAACGCATTTGTATAAAAAGAATAAAACAAATCTGACCTGGATTGATTGTCGTTTAAAAACTTAGCCATGATAATAGCTACCTCATCTTTACTCAGGTTTGAATAAGACAAGGCAGTATTAATATCCTCGGCAGTAACACTGTCGTGAGACTTACCCATGCCTATCGCTGTCATGTCTACCGTCTTAGGTAGTAGTAGTGTTAGCATCTCTAATTTCATTTTCCAAGACTTCTATTGTGAAGTATACCTCCAATTTTTTTTGTAAAGTTTTTAATTGTTTTTTTGTTGTCATGATACTCGCTTTCTTGCAGATAATATTCTGCTGTATGTATAGCTTTAATTACATGATGTGCAGGATATTTTCTTGTATAAGAATTTAAAATTCCCTTCCATTTATAATTATAAGGAATCCATGTGTCCAACTCATAATCTTCTAAAACATTAAGGTAAGTTCCTTGTACTATTTGTTGCCTTTCTTTTGCAGAATAGTGTGTGTAAAAAAATTCTAAAGTAATTTCACCTTTAGAATTCTTTGGTTTTACTTCATTCATTTAAGTCCTCCTTTGGATAATAAACTTCTACATAAGAACCACAGTTGGGGCATGATAGGTTTGTTACGATAGAATGTTCCTCACTATCTTCAACATCATGGTCTCCTCCCCATATTAGTTCCGTGTTGCAGTGCCAACAGTTCATGCGTTGTCTTCTAACTCCTTTACAGTCTTTGCTTTGTATCTTTGGCTAGAATACTCACGCATTTTTTTAAGTCTGTCTTCTCTTTGTTCAGGTGTTTCACTAGCAATTCTTTTTTTCTTTTGTTCTAAAAGAAACTCTTTCTTTTCATTATACCTCTTCAAAGAGTATGCAAGTTTCTTGGCACGGTTCTCAGGGTTTCCGTACCACCTGTCCCAGTTTGCTTTCCAATCCTTTGCCATTGATTACTCCTTTGCATTTTTTATTTGTATGTTTGCTGACTGATATCCTTTGTCCTCATCAAACTGTCCCCATAAAGAGATGTCATAAGTCTCTCCTTTCTTTATAACAAAGTCTTCATATGCTGTAAACTTTGCATTGCTTCCTATAGGCTTAGGGTTAGTACCCTCAGTCTCCTTGTGTATGTTCATCTGTTTAAATAACACCGATATAACATCGTTGTATACTTCATTAAAAAATAATTTAATTGTTATCTTATCCATTACTTAGTCTCCGTTCTGTTGATAGAACCCCTTCTCTCTTCTTTCATTTGCACTTACAGTTTGAAAGAGTCTGAGCTTGTGTTCTAGGTTATTTATTTTTCCAGTCGTTAATGACTCGGATTCTTTTGCATCAGCAATCAAGTCGTTATATTTAATAACGTCTTCATCTGTGTTTGCTATTGCTTCTCTCATAGGTTGCGTTGCTTTTAATTCAGCCGTATTAATTAGAGCCAAAGAGAAAGCAACCTCCCTTTTCTTTGTGTATTTATATACATCAGCAGTAGCCTTAGCCCTAAGTTCTACCAGTTTAGCGTGATAGTCTAGGGCTTGTTCCAATTCTAACTGAGGTAGTTTAAACATTAGCCACCTTCTTTACATTAGTAATCTCTGTGTAAGGACACTTGCCTTTATATATAAAGTCTTCTTTACTGTTCCTTTTAGTCTTAAAGTTTTTATCTAACTCCCCTACAAGAAGATAGTTAGCAAACTCTTTTACTTTTGGAAGCATAAAGTTATCTACATAATCTTTGTTGTAAGGAATACTAAAGACTTTAGAATTCCCCATTTGATATATACAGAAGTAAGTGTGCTTTCTAAATGTTAAATGCTGTTGAAAATATACTTGAGGTAAATACCTTTGGATATACTTATCAAAATCATCCTGAACAAAGTAAGGTGCTTTAACTTCCACCAAACTTTCTTCTCCTATGTAGCCGTCAGGTGTGCATGAAAAAGAAACTTGTGTTTCTTTATTGCCTATATAAACATAGCTTGTATTCTTCTGCTCCCCTAACAGTTCGCTACCACAGTTACGAACCAGCTCACCTGTTGTTATCATTACCTGTGCTATGCCGTACTTCTCACACTCATTACCGTGTGCTACATACTCTTCATTGACAGGCTTGTCTTCTTTGTTACCGACCAGTATCTCGAAGTGATTTTGCCTAGAGCAATAAGCATCCATGCCTATTACCCTAGAAATCATACTGGCTCTTAGGTTATATGCTTTGCCCAAGTTCCTCTACTCCCATAGGTTTACCTTTCTTTAGATTCTTTTCTAATTTCTCAAGGTCTCCCCCTATATCTTTTTTGGTTTCATTATCTACAACTTTCTTTGGCTTATCATTGACAGCCTTGCCACTGGGACTGTTGCCCACAGCTTTGTTGCCGTCATCATCCTCCGAAGGAAGACCGTATAAAGATTGTAGTCCGTATCTTTTTGCATAGGTTATGCCTGACCCTAACTGATGTGGGTTAGTCATGTCTTTACAAAAGACTGGCACTTTACATTTAATAGATTCAGCAGTATCAATATGTCTTATGCTGGTTTCTACAAAGACTTGCATGTCATCTGTAAAGTTTACCTCTTGTGTAAACACAAGACCAAACTGACTGCCTTGATTGACTGCACTAATCACATTTTCCAATGTACTGTACTCCGATTTAAAGTGTGGGTTAGTACCACCTTTAGATGCACTGACACTAAGTTTTTGAAACTCGTTCAATGCTGTTAATAGTTTGCTCATATGTAACCTCCGTTACTTTGATTGTGGGTAGACAGCTTATGGTCTGCCTACCCTTAAATCCTCCCACCACGGAAGGTGTTTATTTCCTACTATAGTATAGTAAAACAAACAAATAATCAAACATCATTTGATTATTAATTTATTCATTTCCTCTAGTAGATATTCTTGCGTCCCAAACTTCTCTTCAAAAACCTTGGTGTTGTGATGTACCCCAGTGTTTCCTTGGTGATGTTCATGGCACAGCCCTATCACTCTATCTTCATCACGCTTACCCATACCAGCTCCAGTCAGATGATGTATACATGGGTCAGAATGAACACCATAGTGAAGTCGGCAGACGATACAGCCTACCGACACCACTGCTTGATAGTGTTTCCGTTTAGCAAGATTAGGTTTCTTAGCTATGTTCCTGCTCCCTTTGTTGTTCTGCAAGACCTTCAGCTTCCATGTCCCACCTTTGCTCCAAGTCATTAAGAAACTCAGTTACCTCACTCATACTCATACCTACATCTATTAATAATTTAATAGCATTAGCCCTGCTGTAATCCTCGCCTGAGCTTTGTATCATTTCAATTACCTCAAAGTATTTTCCGTTAGCATATCTACTCATAATTTTGTCTCCGTATTCATCAATGTCTTCTGTTTTAATATCACCGTGTTCTTCATAAGTTACCTTCATTTTCTCCCACCTATATTATACTCAAGCATGTATACCACATACCTGCATTGAGTCTCTTTATTAATCTCATCTCTAGTAGTTATCTTATAACCCCTAGCTTTAAGGTTAAAGATGATAGCCGACAATCTTGTTGCTTTGAACTTTGTGATTGCTGTCCAACTATCTATCTCGCCTTTCTTTTTTAGGTGCTTCAATACCTCTTCAGTTTTATTTACTTTCTTTTTCACGTCTACCTCTACTGTTTAGTTTCTTTTTTTCCACGTTGTCCATAAACTCTTTCAATATCTTATTGGGTCTGTGTTCCAGTGGGTCTCTTGGTTTGTAGCCCAGCTTCTTAAAGTCTTCTATCTCTTTCAAGTGAGCTAGACTTTTAATCTTCTTGTCAGATAACTTCTTGCATACCTGCACGACCTCTCTCAAGTCAGGACACCAGTCCTTACCCTCCATAAGTGGCGAGTCAGGGTGAAACAAATCTCCCATAACATCTTTAATGTGTGGTATGCCGTTCAATGTCTTCTTCCATATCTTAGC